CGATTTTTATTAATGTATTCTTCGCTGTAACGGTTAACTTCATTACGCATGGTTTCTTCTCTATACATGCGTTTGTTTTTGTTAACAGCTTCAGCTACAAGAAAAGGACCCTCAATATAAAGGGTCTTTTTACCATCTTTTTCTTCTGTAATATATTGTACAGATTCGGTAAGTTCTCTAATGAGTTTCATGTTAATCCTTATGGTCTCAAGTTATAAGGCGGATAATTGAATGCAGCAGGGTCACTTAGTTGACCACGTTGATAATGTGCATTGTCTTTTCTTAGTTCCATGATAATTGTATAAGAATCATTTACTGCCATGCCACGGGTAAAAATACCAATGTCACCATTTGAATATGCTACACTTGCTGTTGGATTTGGAATAGTAATCCAGTTACCTGCACCATCATATTCACCATTGCCATTAAAAAAGAAAATTGTACTATTGCTGCCGCTGGGTGCTGTCCAAGATAATTCAACATCAGCAATTGATGAACTTGCACAATCATACCAAATTCTGTAAACAGAAAGACCATAGTAAGGCAATGGGCCAGTATTTGCAGTTGAAGAAAGTAAATTGGCTTTGGAACTATCCATTGCACCATACAAAGTATTTGCCTGTATACGGCGTGTGTTAGCTTCTTGAGTAGTACTATCAAACTTTCCTGTTAATTTAATAACAGTATGTTCTGTTGTGTCTTTAATGACTTGAGATGTAAATACATTTGCCATTTGTTGTTCCTATTATTCTTCGGTTTGTTCTTCTGGATTAACAATCAAATTCAAAGCAACTTCTTGTTTTTTTGCTTCAATATGTGCCATGACTCTATCTTGAATAGCTGAATACATAACATCACGCATTGCTGTAGCGTTATCTTGTGCTGCATAATCTATAATTGCTCTTGCTTTGTCCATAATTTGTTCTCCTAATTAATCTATTTATAATATACGTTTCAATTTTGTGAATGTATCAAATTCTTCTCTTTTGGCTTTAGGTGCCGCCTTAGCTGCTTTCATATCCAATTGATGTTGATGTTCTGCATCCACTTGACTAATTTGTGATTGGTCTTGAGCTTGTTGAGACTGTGCATCTGTTTGTATTGATGCAGCCATTTGTTGTGATGCAATATCATTTGTAACACCAACTGGTAATCCAAAACCATCTTCTTTTTCTTTGTCAATTTCAGATTGCATTTCTTTGATTTCATCATCAGTCAAACGCAATACATTCTGTTGAATCCATTTTTGTGAGAAATAACGACCTGTATATGGATCAACTGAGGCTAACAAAGACAAACGATTAGTCATCAATTCAGCTTCTTTGAGTTCAGAGAAGTTATTATCTTTAATGAAATCATAATGAATGTTTTCTTTAAACATATCCCATTCTTCGGCGGTACAGATACCTTTGAAGATACACTGTATACGCAAAGCTTGGTCAAATAATTCTGAAAATTTATTACGAACTCTGTCAACAAATTTGGCAAATTTCAATTCATCTCTAGTAATTTCTGATGAACGACCTAATGTGAAAGCTTGGCCGGACTCTAATCTGGATACTGGCACACTCAATGCACCATACAATTTTTTCTGGAAGTACTTAACATCTTCCAATTCACCAAGGTTTTGGCCACCTGGTAATGTAGTAATTTCTGTACCTTTACCGCCTTCTCGGCGTGGTAACCAGAAGTCTTCCATCATGGATAAAAACTTACGGTCATCACGAATCTCACCGGTGTTTGCATCGTAGACAAGTTTGTTTTTATACTTGACCATAATGTCACGAAGGTATTGTTCTGCTTTTAACTTTGGTAGGTTACCAACGTCAATATAGAATATGCGGCGTTCTGGTGCTCTAGAGATACGATAGATAACTGTTGCATCTTCAATCATACGCAATTGATTCAATGGCTTGATGGCCTTGTGTAAGTATGATAGAACCACTGCACGGCGTGAATCCATAAGACCTGAAACGATTGCTATAACGGAGTCAACAGTAATTCTTGTGCCTACTGGACCATAGTTGGTAGACGAACCTGACACTACCTTGTCGTTGTAGATGTAATATTCATTGACCGTTTTCATTAACTCAACGCCAGTGCGTTCATCTTTGGTCTTTTTCATCTCACGAACCTTACGGATTTTTCGTGGATCAATGTATCTTAATTCTTTAATACCGGCCGTAGGATCATCTTTGTCGATAATTACATGGTAGTACAATCTACCATCAACATAGTATCTACGAAAAACATCTTGTGCCATTTTTTTGTAATTCAACATACGCAAAATGGTTTGGAATTCTTCTTTGATGGCTTTCTTAATTTTTTCTGGTTGCTTTAAATCATCCAAAACAATCTGAGTGGTATTACCATCATCGTCTTGCACAATAGCTTCATTAACAATATCATCAATTGCTGATTCAATTTCTGGTTGCATTGCCATTTCACGATAACGAGAAATAAGTTCTACCTCATTTTTTGCCGTACCGTCTAAGTCAACATATGTACCATAATATGCAGCTGATGTTATTGTTAATGCGCCATCATCGGCGGCTGGAGGCGTGAATGATTGCTGAGTGGATTTCTCCTGCTCAGTTTCATCACGGGATATCGTAAACCCAAACAACGAAAATTTATTTATATTTTGTGCCATATTTTTTTCTCAATAATAAAATCAAAGTAACATAATGGAGGGCACTAGGCCCTCCGCATAAAAATCAAGAAGTTGTATTTGCTTTCCAATACTGATAAGCAAAAGTAACTTGAAACTCTTCCATAGTATCATTTGAACCCCAATCCAATTCAATTGGTGCCAAATCTATTGGAAACAAACCAACAAAATTGTAAGTTTTTAAAGTTTCGCCTGTTTTGCCATATTGTGTAACAGTTGCATCAGATGTATATGTTGATGGTCTGTTAGCTTGCAAAGCTCGCACATTGCTTTCGTTGCTATTAATTGCATTCATCCATGATTCTAAAGAATTTCTGATAACGAAATCTTCATCATTGATAATGGTCAAAGACCAGTCTACGAATGTTCTGTTTCCAGCAAACTTCATTTCACGGCCAAAGTAATTAACCGGCACGGTACCAATTGAAGAACCTGGTAACTGTGCCGATTTGGCCATGAAAGTTGTTTTAGAACCAGCTAAATTGCCGTTTGATGCAATAGTTGGGTAAGTTAAAGTGACAGCAAATAGGTTAGGACGGGCACCGTCTCCTACCATATTTGCTCTAAATTCTGCTACATTAAATGCCATTGTTTTCTCCTATTTCGTTTTATTTATTAGAATGCACCAACGACTGTTGTGAAATCAACGCCTGTTGCAACAGCAACAAAGTTCAATTGGATGTAATTAATTGAACGAGCAGGTTTAATGTAAATGTCACCAACAAAACGGTTACTATCAATAACTTGTGGAGTGTTGTTTGTGTCATCACATACCACTTTAAAGTCTGTGATACCACGGCGACCTTGTACATCACGCAAGAATGGTGTTACCAAAGAAACAAATTGTGCTCTAGTAAACTCATCGTTCAATTCAAACAATGAAAACTTTGCAGCAGTAGAAATAGATTTTTCTAATGTAATAAACAATCTACGAACATTGATACGATCAAATGCTGAAGGTTTGTTTTGCAATGTCTTATCACCGTATAGAACGATACCTTGTCCAGGGAATGATACAACTGGGTTTACACCAGCAGAATAGATTGTATCTCTATCTGATTTGCTTGGATTCCATGCCAATTTGATTGCATTTTTGATTGCACCACGGTTGAAACCAGCAGGTGAATACCATGGATCTCTTGCAGTATCTGTAGAAACACATAGACCAGCAATATCGCCGTTCAATGGAATATAACGATATACATTGTTATATTTGTCGTATTGATATTTCCAACCAGAGTCAGCAAATACATAAGATGATTTTGTCAATGTTGATACCCAAGCAGAAATTAGTGTAGTTTCTTGACCACTCTTATTAACAACAGCTGAAGATGGAGGTGATACGAATACCACACAATCTCTACGAGAATCTGTTAGTGTGTCTGGATTTGCAATTGTACTAATAACATAATTTTGCACCGTTGTACTTGCATCACCAGTCAATACTAAAGAAATGTCAATTGAATCTTTGTTATTGAATTGGTCATATGCAGTTTGTATGTTACCAGTTGTTGGAGCAACATCACTACCTAATGTTAATGTTTGTGCGCTGTTGCCATTTGCAGCTGCAATTGTGTCAATTCGTGCAAATTCAGTATCTGCAGCGGTTTGTCCCCATGTAGTTGAAGTATTTGCATAATCAACTGGGTCTGTTGCATAAACATATCTTGATTGGTCAAATATTACTTGTTTGTAATAATTTGTCGAACCGTTTAATGTTGCGTTATAGGCCTTTGAAACAAATCCAAATGTTTCAAGCACTGTGTTTGCAACGCCTGTAAATTTACCTTGGACATCAATAACAACAATATGTATTTCATCATTAGCACCATTAACATTACTAACATAATCTGATGTGCCTGGTGCAGATTGGAAATAATTTTTGTATGTCCATTGATTAAACAATGAGGTATTTGCAGAATCAAAAACATCCGTTCTAATGCTGTTACCCAAAGAACCTGGATATCTTGCCATGAAAGCGCCATAAAGATTTGCATTATTTGTATTTAACAAAGAAGCTTCAAATGCAGCAGCATTTGATATTTGTACACTTGCACCTAAAGTTGCATTGTTTGATGTTGCACCCACGGCTCTAACTATATTTAAGTTATTTCCATATGATAGAAAGTTTGCAGCTGTAAAGAAAGATATTGCTGAATTTGAATCTGGTCCTGCTGGAGCCATATTTCTAATTAAATTGATTTCACTATCTATTGATACTGGTTGATTGGCTGGACCCCATGGGAATGTTCCAGCAAAAGCACCGGCTGTAGTCAGACCTACAGATACGACTGTAGTTAAGTCAAGT